GTATGACCCGCTGATCGCCGCAGAGATATGCACAAGGATCTCTTGCGGTGAGTCATTACGCCAAATCTGCATGGAAGACAGAATGCCCGTACACAGCACAGTCTATCTGTGGCTGTTGCAGAATAAGCAATTCTCAGACAATTACGCGAAGGCCAGAGAAGAGCAAGCAGACACCTTAGCCGATGAGATACAAGCGATTGCAGATGAGCCGCCTGCAGAGATCGTTGATGACAAAGGCATAAGCCGCACAGATAGTGGCTGGGTGACATGGCAGAAGAACCGCATAGACGCCCGCAAGTGGGTAGCCTCGAAGCTGAAGCCTAAGAAGTACGGCGACCGCCAGATCGTCGCAGGGGATGCAGAGAACCCGCTAGAGATGAAGGTAGACACCAGCGTGTTCGATGCCGTCCTGAAGAACATCGAGCTGACAAAGCAAAGCAAATGAGATTCTGCACATCCTGCCAGTACACAAGGGCAGAAGAGGGCGGTGAGAAGCAGCAGCGGGGCAAGATTCTCAGGTGGATCTGCAAAGCCTGCCTGAACAAGCAGACCCAGAGTAAATATCAGAAGCACGACGAGCCCCAACGGGTGCGGGAGCTGAGATGACCGAGCAAGAGAAAGCCGAGCTAAACGAAGTCCTCGATTCCGCATTCGAGCGCTGGTGGTTCCCGGTTGACGCTGCGGTGATTGCTGAGCGCGAAGCCTGTGCCCTGTTGGTTGAGAAGCTGGGGGCTGAGGGCTACGGGACGCTGGCGATTGCCGCGATGATTAGAAAGGGCGGGGAATGACCGGGCCTATCTTAGCTATCTACTGGGGGATCGTTGCGATCCTGTCTATCTACTTTGCCGTCTTGACTCTTGATCTGCCTGCTCAGCCTGTATGTGGCGCTACGATCTACGAGACGCGCACATGGTGCAAGCACCGACTCTGGTGATCAACGACCTCGAAATCCGCATCGCCGAGCGCAAAGCTGCGCTTGCCCAGCGCCAACACGAGAAGGCGCTCTGGGATGGTGTAGACATCGCTATCCTCTGTATTGAGTTCCTGTCTGTATTCGTAGCCCTGATGTTCGCGGTGGCTGGTAAGCCTGAGGCTGCGTGTGCCGGCCTGTTATTAGCGATCTACCTGAAGATCCGGCGATGAGCGACCTAGTCGAGATCCTCAAAGACCCTGCGACTCGGGCGCAGTACGCGAAGCTGCCTGCGGAGTACAGGGCTGCATTCGAGTGGCGCACTAAGTGGCTGCTGCAGGCGCATCGGTACCAGATCCTGCCCTCGGGCGACTGGTGGGACATCTGGCTGCTACTGGCTGGTCGAGGCGCTGGCAAGACAAGGACGGCTGCGGAACAGCTTGGCTGGTGGGCGTGGCAGCATCCTGAGACCCGCTGGGTTGTGGCGGCTCCGACCTCCTCTGATGTGCGCTCGACCTGCTTTGAGGGCGACTCAGGTCTGCTCTCAGTGATCCCGAGCGTGCTGATCAAAGACTACAACAAGGCGCTGCATGAGCTCGTGTTGATCAACGGCTCCCTGATCAAGGGCATCCCAGCCTCCGAGCCTGAGCGCTTCCGAGGCCCGCAGTTCCACGGCGGCTGGTGTGACGAGCTGGCGGCTTGGGAGTACCTGCAAGACGCTTGGGACATGATGCAGTTCGGCCTGCGTCTGGGTAAGAAGGTGCGGTTGATCTGCACCACGACCCCGAGGCCGAAAGACTTGATCCTCGATCTGGTGGACAGGTCGGGCGACGATGTAGCGCTGGTGACCGCCTCGACCTACGAGAACCTCGACAACCTCGCTGACAACTTCAGGAAGCAGATCCTTCAATACGAGGGCACGAAGCTAGGACGGCAAGAGATCTACGCTGAGCTGATCGACCCTGAAGAAGGTGGGATGGTCAAGCGTGAGCACTTCCGCCTGTGGCCTGCCAACAAACCCTTCCCTAAATTTGAGTACATCATCCAATCCTATGACTGCGCGTACACGGAAAAGACTGTCAATGACCCAACCGCCGCCACCACTTGGGGAGTCTTTAAGCCTCAAGACGGCCCGATGTCTGTCATGCTCATCGATGCGTGGCAAGACCGTCTTCAGTACCCGGATCTCCGTCCGAAGGTTATTGAAGAGTACAAAGTATCGTATGGCGCTGACCCCGAGGATGAAGAGCGAGGAAACTTTGTCGGTGGAAAGAAGGTGGATCTTGTCCTTATTGAAGACAAGGCTGCTGGGATTAGCCTGATCCAAGACTTACAGCGGGCGCACCTGCCTGTGAGGGCGTACAACCCCGGGCGGGCGGACAAGATACAGCGGCTGTCGATTGTGGCGAACATCATCGCGCACAAGCGGGTGTGGATCCCTGAGAGCTCGAACAAGAAGGGGTTCGTCCGCGACTGGGCTGAGGGGTTCGTGAGTCAGATCTGCAGCTTCCCTGAGTCAACGCACGATGACTTTGTAGACAGTTGCACTCAAGCACTACGGTACTTGAGGGATGCGGGTTTCCTTGACATTGACCCATACGTTGAGGAAGATCGGGAAGTTGAATATTACGGACGCAAGAAGGGTAATCCTTATGCGGTGTGACGATGGCGCTATCAATCCTTAAAAACCTGAAGAAGGTTCAACGTGAGATCAAGGCCGCAACCAAAGCGGGTGACACTGCTGAGGCTTTGGCGGCTCAAAAGCGCTTGAACGAAATCATTAAAGGTGGGGTGAACTCCCCGCTGATGCCTCGTGCTGCTCCGTTAGGTGAAGCCCAGATTCAGGCGTATGCCGAGCGCATGGCACCGCAGATCGCTGGTGAGCTGACCCGCAAAGAGAAGAGCGCGGAGACGCTTGCAGGCAAGAGCCAGAAGCAGTTCAAGCGTGAGCAGACGCTGCCGGTTGATCGCAAGGTATTACCGGGTGCTGTTGATCCGTCGGCTCCGCTGCCCTCTATGACGCTGGAAGATAAGATAGGCTCGGTGTTGCTCGGTCTGCCGGGTGATCCAACGCTGGCGCGTGTGAGCCTGTCAGGGATTGGCGATGTGCCGTTCGAACGGGCTGTAACGCAGCACGGTGGCCCTCGCTATGGCGATGAGAACAAGCTGTGGGCGTCTAACTTAAGCGCGGCTACAGGGCTTCTGAATGCGGCTGACAGGGCTTCTCGGCAGTTTGGCGACGCTCCGGTGGTTGCGTCGTACATGAAGATGCCAAGCGGGTTTGGGTTTGCCCAGCACTATCTGGAGTCACTGCTGCAATATCAACGGCCCGATCTGATGAACAAGGCTGCAAGAGAGGCTTTAGAAAAAGACATCAAGGCAGGTTTTATTGATTCTGATGGCAAGCGCGTCACGTTTCCCAACTTCCCCGGCTTTGATGACCTTGGCGCTGTAGCACAGGCTGCTGAGAGCAACTCAATTTTGCGTAAGCACATAGCGGCGAAGTTAGGCACAAGTGAGAAGTACGGCCTGCGTCCTGCCGCCGATGTGCAGTTTGCCGTAAGTCACCCTGAGCTGACCAACTTAGAGACAGGCGCGTCAGGCTTTACGCTGGGTGAGTTGACCCCCAGCCCACTGACTGAGTCGGCGCACCCGAGTTACTCTTACGACATTCCGGGCAAAGTCTTAGGCCAGATGCAGTATTCAACGCCGTATGACTTGCTGTATCGAGATCAGTTGGAGTTGATCCGCCAGAACCCGAAGTCGCCTGAGTTCAACACGCTGAAGTTGCTAGGCGCTCGGCAGCAGATCGATGAGCAGCTAGTCAACGAGATCAACGAATACCAAGAGCGCGTGCGTCGATTGATCGGCAAGAAGAAAGGCGGCGCTGTAAAGAAAGCCGAAGGCGGCACTGTGAGCTATGAACTCCCTGACGATGTCACCCCACAGAACTGGCGTGATCAGCTAGAGACCAACGTCTTGAACGATGCGCGTGCATTGATTGGCGTGAAAGAAGGTGGCCCGATCAATCTTGACCGTTTGCTTGAGAAGGCGGTGCGTAAGGCGAATGGTGGCCCTGCCAATCTAGACGACATGCTGAAGTGGGCGGTGGCTAAGCACAACCACAAGATGAAGAAGGGCGGCGAGGTCAGCCAGACGTTCCCGCTCAAGAAAGACGAAGAAGAAGAGCGGATGTTTAGCCCTGCCCCGTTGAAGATTCCTCCCGTTTTCAAAGAAACAGTCGATGCGCTGAAGGCAGAGTACGAGAGAGAGCGCCAGTCAATGAATAAGCCCCGAGCTAGTACAGATACGGGGTTAGGTATAGCCGCTGAAATATTAGGGTCACCAATGAATGCGATTGGCGATCTTGGCAAGGCTATTGACCACGTGCAAAAGACGCACCCGCTATTGCGTAAGCCAGCGTCTGTAATGGACTCTGTTGATAAGACGCCTTCTATGGGTTACGCATTCAAAATTTCTTT